TTTATGTGGAGAGATAAGAAGTATACTACTAGGTATAAAGAAGAAACTATTGCTCAACACAAGAAGAAGTTTGGTGTAGAAGGGAAGTACTAATGTTTCGATTTGAAGGACTTGAAAAAGATCAAATAGTAAATTCTCGTGGGGATGTTGTAGGTCAACTAAGTCACGGTCAATGGATTACTAAAGATCCAGAAGTAGAAGCTTGGTTAGCTGAGAACACAGAAAAGGTTCGAGCTAGAAACGATAAGGGTCATTACATTAAAGATGATCCCTCTACTCCAGAGAATGAAGCTTGGACTACTAAAGTTAAAAAAGCAGTCACAGGTAAAAAGAAAAAGTAAATGGCAAACCCTGCTACAGCTAAATACTTTACTAAAGCAAAAAACTTATCAGCTACCTCAGGTGGTGCTAGTGGTGATGTAGTGTATACGTGTCCTAACAACCATGTGTCACTCATCACTTTTTTGCATGTATCGAATGGTGCTACAAGTTCAAAGAAGTATAGTATACAGTGGTACGAATTAGCTACGACTACGTATCACAGTATTGTAGATGAGGTAAGTCTAGCAGCGAGTACAAACGAAGAAATCGTTCAGGGTGGTGCATACCTTGCACTAGCTGCAGGTGATAAGATTATAGGATTTGAAGAAAGTAGTTCTGACTTCCACGTAGTTGTGTCAGGTGCTGAGTATTACCAGCCGACATAACGGGGTTGCAATATTATCTATAGTATGTTATAACTATATGTGTAAAACTAGTCTCCAGTTGGTTTACTAGCCAGCTTGCACAAAAACGAAACTGGAGATTTTTTATGTGGAAAGAATATTGTAACCGTATACTCAGAGCTATACAGAAGTCACAACAGAGAAGAGCAGACTACCATACACTGATAAACCTATCTGAGCGTGAGCTTAAGGATCTAGGTATTGGTAGATCTGAAATAAGAGAAAGAATCTATGGCGAGACAGCTAACAGATAAACAACAAAAGTTCTTAGACGTTCTTTTTGATGAAGCCAAAGGAGATCCTGTCAAAGCTAAAAAGCTTGCAGGATACTCTGATGGTGTAGCTACAGCACAGGTTGTAGCTCCTTTAACAGATGAGATCGTGGAACTAACTAAGAAGTTTATATCCCAGTCTTCTACAAAAGCTGCTTATACAATGTATAGTGTAATGGCTGATCCAACAGACTTGGGTGTAAAAGAAAAGATGCTCGCAGCTAAAGATCTTTTAGATAGAGCAGGATTTACAAAGACAGAGAAGGTAGAAGTAAAAACCTCAGAGCCAGTGTTTATCCTACCGTCTAAAGATAGTGATGACAAAGATTAAAACAGCTAGAGCATCAGAAGCTACCTATCCAGACAAAGTAGATTGGCAAGTACCCCTCAGAGGAGAAAAAGGTGAGTGGTATCCTATCATCAGAGTTGGAAGACACGTACCTTTCGGTTACAAGCAGGACGAAAAAGATCCTGATCTCCTTG